GAATAGGGTAGTCCCGATTAGGTACGCTGACTTTGCTTGGAAGTCTCTTTTTGCCTCCCGTCGTTGCCATTGTTTGTACCTTTGCTGTGCCTCTTGTTTCAACCTTGCCTGTTCTTGTTCCAGTTGAATGACCTCTCTGTCAGCATATACAGTTGGGTCAAGTGAAAGTTTCTTTACTAAACAAGTAATTGAAGGGCTTAATGTTTTTGATTTAGGATGGGGTGCGGCTGGCGCTTCTACTGTGACTTTATCCTTTTGGGTGCGTAGTTCGTTAACAGGAACTTTTGGCGGTTCTTTGTGGAACAATGCTGCTGACAGAAGTTACCCATATAGCTATACCATTTCTGTCGCAAATACATGGGAACAAAAGTCCATAACTATTGCTGGTGATACATCAGGAACATGGCTAACTACAAATGGAGGCGGCATAAATGTAGGCTTTGCTTTTGGTGTTGGCGCTAGTCTAAGCACAACTGCTGGAGCATGGGCTAGTGGTTTTTATCCATCATCCACAGGCGCAACATCTGTAGTCGGCACAAACGGCGCTACTTTCTACATCACAGGCGTACAGCTAGAAAAAGGCTCAACAGCAACTAGCTTTGATTACAGGTCTTATGGCACTGAGTTGGCGTTATGTCAGAGGTATTTTGAAAAATGGGAAGCATCAGAAGGTTCTGGGGAAGTGGCAATGCTTGGTCAGGCAATATCCACAACATTAGTAGTTGCAGGCCCATTTTTCTATAAGGTAACAAAAAGAACAACATCTCCAACAATAACGTATTCTTCAAATAGCCATTTTAATTTTACTACCGCAACTAACTCTGGCAATCCTACTGGAACTCTTGATTCATCTATTGCAAATGCAAATTCAGCCAGACTTTTGGGGACAGCGGGTTCTGCATTATTAGTTGCTGGTAACGCCTGTTGTATCACCGCAAATACCGCATCAGCTTATATCGAAATTTCAGGGCCAGAATTATGAACTATCAAATTAAATCCACAATGTTTGGCGAGCAAATCATTAGGCTCAATGACAATGGTTCGTTGTCTCATATTCCTAAAAAGCAAGACAACACCGACTACCAAGCCTACCTAAAGTGGCTTGCAGAGGGCAACACACCGGAGCCAGCAGATGAATGAATTAGAAAAGAACCTTGCTGTGCATGAAGCCATTTGTGCCCAAAGGTATGAGTCTATTGAAAAGTCTTTTGTTGCAGGTGATAAACGCATGACCCGCATTGAGTACTTACTCTACATCGTCATTGGCGCGGTGTTGCTGGGTCCGGGGTTTGCAGGTGAGTTGGTCAAAAAGGCATTGGGGTTGTAAATTGATCCTCTCTCCATCCTCTTCGCTGCCAACGCCTGTGTCTCTGCTATTAAGCAGGGATGCAAGCTGTACAAGGACGCAAAAACGTCCTTTATGGAGGTCAAGAAGACAGTTGATGAGATTGTCACAGATGCAAAAGCAGTCAGAGGATTTTGGCAAAAACTCTTTGGAACAGAGCCAGAGCCAGTCACATCCAGGCCTGTGGCAAAAAAGAAAGAAGCCTACGTTGCAGTTGATGAAACGCAGGTCATGGCAGACATTGTCACCCAGCTTACAAAGCTCTTTAGGCTTGAAGAACAATTAGCAACACTTATACGGGAGGCAGAGGAACAGTCCAAAAACGTCTATGACCCAGATGCCAACTTGATGGAAGCCGCGTTGCAAAGAGTGATGGCGCAGCAGCAGATGGCAGAATTGATTGTGACGGTCAGGGAGACGATGGTGTATCAGTCACCACCTGAGATGGGTGCCCTCTACTCAAAAGTGTTCGAAATGAGAGAGGTCATTCAACTGGAACAAGAACAGGCAAGGTTGAAACAAGAGGCGCAGCAAAGGTACAAACAATGGCAACGACGGGAGGCAAAAAGAGACTTCCAAGCAAAGTCAGCGTACCTAATCGGGACTACCCTATTCCTCCTGTACTTCTGGTTCCTCCTGCTTCTCATAAATCGTTGGGGGAAGACATAGTGGGTTGGGTAGCAGCATGTTTTCTTGTTGCCCTGCTTTTGCCTGTTATGGGTATGCTGTATCTGGACATCTTGGAAGCCAAACATGACGCCAAGGTGCAAATTGAGAAGATGGAAAAATTGCGCAGACAAATTGAAAAGGAAAGAAGAGATGCAAGTCCCGATAGACCCAAATGACAGAACAGCCAAGCACTTTATTTATTACTTTGCTTGGTTCTGGTCAACCACCTCAGTCTTTTACTTCTTTTGCGTAACATTCATCACACTACCAGAAGGTGGGCGTGATTTTGCCAATATCATTTTGGGCTTTTTGTTAGGCACAGCGGTTGCCACCATTATTTCGTTTTTCTATGGCTCAAGCAAGTCAAGCAAGGACAAGACCGACGCTATGATGAAAGTAGATGATGCTAAGCCTGTTTAACCCCTGGGTGCTTCTTGCAATTGTGCTTGCCGTACTGGGGGCGTTTGGGAGTGGTTATTACAAAGGAGAAAAGGATGAGTATGATCGTAGTCAAATTGAAATTGCTCGCCTCAATGCTGAGGCTAGACAGACTGAGCAGCGTATGGGTGAGGTTGCGAGAACGTATGCAGAAACGCTAAGGAAGTCACAAAATGTTGCAAAAGTTAAAGAAGACAAGTTGCGTAATGATATTGTCTCTGGCAAGCTCAGGCTGTTCGTTCCTGTCCAAGCCCCCGAGTGCCCCGTACCAACCACCGCAGATTCCCCCGCTTCCAGTGGAAATACAGAAACAAGAGCCGAGCTTGACCCAGGAATTGCTCAAGCTCTTGTCGATCTCACCAGCAGGGGAGACAGCGCCATCCGCCAACTCAACACCTGTGTTGACCAATACAACCAAATGAGGAACTTTAAATGAAACTGTCCCCCTCTTTTACCCTAGAAGAATTGACCCACACAGACCATCGGGAGTTTGACAATACCCCCAACGACGCTGAACTAGCAAACTTGGTTCGACTGGCTGAGTTTTTAGAACAGGTGAAAGTTCTTGTAGGCGGTAAACCTGTTGTGGTCAACTCAGCATTTAGGTCAGCAGAGGTTAATAGGGCGGTTGGCAGCTCAGACAAATCTCAACACCGGAAAGGCTGTGCTGCTGACATTCGAGTAATTGGTATGACACCAGATGAGGTGGTTTCAAAAATCATAGAATCTGATATAGAATATGACCAAGTGATCCGTGAATTTGACCGCTGGACCCATGTTTCCATTCCCAATAGCGAGGGTGTGCCAGCTCGTCAACAGGCGCTAATCATTGACAAGCAAGGCACACGCGCTTACGCGTAAGGACAGACCATGCCTCAGGCAATGACATTTACATCCCTCAAAGATGACGTTCGCAGTTATCTGGAGAGGGGTGCTTCAGCGGCAACAGACCCCCTTGTCTATGCCCAAATTCCCAAACTCATCAACCTTGCTGAACGCCGTATTGCGCGTGATTTAAAGATACAGGGCTTTCAAACCGTTGTCACCTCAACCATGCAGGCAAGTGTGGCAGTGGTGCCCAAACCCGACCGCTGGCGCGAAACAATTTCTATCAACATAGGCACCGGCACAACCAACAATGTGCGGACAGAGGTGTTTGGCAGATCATATGAGTATTGTAGAGCTTACTGGCCTAATCAAACAGAAACAGAAACCCCTGTTTTTTACGCAGATTATGACTACAAGCATTGGCTCTTTTCGCCTACACCTGACTTTGCCTACCCCATGGAAATTGTCTACTACGAATTGCCTGCCTTGCTTGATGACAGCACACAGACAAATTGGTTGACAGAATACGCTCCTAACCTGTTGCTATACGGCACCTTGCTTGAAGCCACCCCATACTTAAAGAACGACGAACGCATCCCCACATGGATGAATTTCTATCAAATGGCAGCATCCTCCATTAGTCAAGAAGATGATAAGAAAATCATTGACCGTGGTAGTGCAAGACAAGAGGCATAACAATGACTGTTTACACCAACATTTTTGGCGGGAGCAATATTGCACCAGCTGATTTTTCTTACTCAGCCGTCACCCTAACTGACGCCATCACCTATTTTAGTTGGCCTGTTGAAGCATCAACAGGTACCAACTTGGTTGCTGGTATCATGGATGTGTCTCAAAGTTCTGCAAGCCGTCAACTCCGCTTGCCCTCCGCCATGGAGGTATCCACAGGCACAGCCATTTTGTTCAACAACACAGGTGCCTACACCTACACAGTAAACGATTCCACAGGCACGCAGTTGTTGAGTAGCACAGTGGGCACTACCTACCAATTGTATTTGACGGACAACTCAACACCTCAAGGCACATGGCGTGCATTCCAATACGGTGCTGCTGTATCTACTGCAAACGCCGCCTCCCTTGCAGGTACAGGCATTGTGGCACTTGGCTCAGTGTTGTCGCAGTCGATGCCAGTTATCAGTTTTTCAACCAACATTGCTATTACCACAACTTCAAGGGCAGACACGTATTTGTGGACAGGCGGTATTGGCACATTGACTCTGCCTCTTGCCTCAACCGCTGCTGACAACTGGTTTGTGCAGGTTAAGAATGCAGGCACAGGCACCTTGACCATTACCCCTGTTGGTGCCAACACCATCGACCTTGCCTCAACCCTTGTACTACAACCCCTTGACTCTGCCATCGTCTTGACCAACGGCATCGACTACTACTCATTGGGATATGGGCAATCTGCGCTTTTTGCTTTTGATTATGTGACTGTAAACGTGGCTGGAACAGGCAACTACACCTTGTCTGGCTCAGAATTAAACCGTGTTGCCTACAACTTCACAGGTGCATTGACTGGCAACCGCAACGTCATTGTACCCAACACCATTCAGCAGTATTGGGTAACAAACAACACAACAGGTGCATTTACTCTTACCCTTAAAACCGCGTCCTTGTCTGGACAAATTATTAACGCTGGTTCATCATCCATTTTGTACAGCAACGGTTCACAGGTAGTGGATGCAGACACAGGTGGTATTTCGTTGCCGTTGCCTATTACGCAGGGTGGTACGGGTGCAGTAACTGCTGCTGCCGCTGTTGTCAACCTTGGCCTCAACCCCCTGGATGGTGGAAGTTTCTAATGGCAACAAGTCCTGTAGTCATCAAGTCACTTGCCGGTATCAAACGGGATGGGACCCGGTTTGATGGTGATTATTATGTTGATGGGCAATGGGTTCGGTTTCAACGCGGGTTGCCAAGAAAAATATTTGGCTACCAAAATGTGACTGACTATTTGGCTGAAGTTTGTAGGGGCTTGAAGACATTTACTGAAAACGGTATCACCTATGTGCATGTGGGAAGTGCCTCTTACATCCAGCTACTCACATTGAATGAGGTGGCAAGTGCAAGTGCAGTACAAGACAGAACACCCCTCGCCCTTACTCAAACCGTCAACAACCTGTGGCAATTTGATGTTCTTTACGACTCTATCAGTTTGGT